GTGCCTGGACCGAGTAATCCGCCGTCTTGGCGTTGATCTCACGGGCCGATTGCAACAGTCGAAGTACGTTCTTGCTACTCATAGCGATTTCCTTTTTACATCGTGGTGGATGGTCCGGTTCCCCGGAGTGGGGCGGGAACTCTCATCCCGTACCAGCCGGAAGGTTACTCGTCCTTGTAGGTCACTTGCCCACTATACAGGAATTGACGGTTCCGGTTGAAGATAGGAATTCCGTCAGAATCGTCGCCGTTGTACCCCAGGTGTTCGGAGCGATTGTCCCGGCTGTCGAACATAACGGACGAGGCCAGGCACTCCTGGAACCTCTCCCACATCGGACCTTTCTCGTCGTCGACACGCCTTTCCGCCTCGGAAAGACACGAGTACAGGATCGTCTCGGAATGGTCACTTCCGCCGTACAGGTAGTCGCCGGTCATATCGTCATGGCCCGGTGACGATGGCTTGTTGGGACGGACACGGTACTTGTAGGTCACCGTCGCGGATGAGGTGATCTGGGGCCAGAAGAGAACTTCCTGCCGTGTACCCTGCGATGCGGTAAACGCCTTCGCGCGGATCGCCGCAAATTGCGGGTCGCCCCCAGAGTAGTTCTTGTAGCGGTCCCTCTGTCGCAACTCACGGATGCGAGACTCGCCAACCACCTGGCAGGTGTACCATGCGTTGTCAGCCTGGGCGAAAGTGAACGGACCCAGAACTCGACCGAAATCATCCGGCAAGTCGTAGTCGTCCTGGTGAAGGTTGTACGACGTGCTGGCAGCAACGTCCGATCCGGGGTTGTCGGAAGAATCCAGCGTGAACAGCGTGTCACTGAGACGCGATTCAACGGGATAGTCCGATCCGCTGATCTCGATCATCCCGCTCTCTGCCCACGTCGGCCACGTCCCTCCACTCAGGGTGACGAGCCGCTCTGACGATCCGCCGGTATGGTCGTATGCAATCGTGCCCGTGGTGTACGGGGCGTTGATCGACAACGTGGTGATCGGCATCAGGAACGACCAGTCGTGGATCCGTCCACCGACCGGGGGAGGCTTGTAAAATTGACGGAGACCAGAGTAGATCATCCGGTCGACGAGATTCTTGCGGTTCGAGTCCGACTCAGCGGAATGGTTTCCGTCACCGCCGTAGACGTACTCGTACACGGAGTCCCGCAAGTCCTCGAAGGACAGGCTCAGGCTAGATTCAGCCATTGATCAACTCACATTCCTCATTGAATACATCGGGATTCAACAGGATATCTTCGTCGTCGATCTTCACCTTGTAAAAGCCCCGTGGGCCACGACCGATGAACGTGCCGGTAGAACCGTTGCGATGGAACTTCCGGCCCGCATCCTCCTTGGTCAGCGGCCGATAACCAGGAGACAAATGCGGTCGTGGCTCCGACGGGGCTTCAACACGGGAAATCGCCAGTATCAGAGCCGCCATCGGGGTAGACAACTCTGAAGGACCATGAACTCGATTGCACATGGTCACAACTTGGTCGTGGAGATGAACGGATGCGGGGGGAAGTGGCCCACCGTTCATTATCTCCATTATCTCCCGCGTTCGTGCATTCATCTATTTCTCCGTGGTATCAACCGGGGGGGGAAGTCGTGGTTTGTGCTTCCCCCCCCGGTTTCAACCCGCGAGGACTCAGATCAAGTATCCGCCAGCAACCCACTGGACGAATGCGGCTGATGTAGTGCTGGCGTTCCAGTAGACCATCGGAGCCATGTTTCCGTCGAAGGTTGCAGAAGGAATGCCAGTATCAGACATTCCGTGCGATGCCTTCTCGGTGTTATCGACGAAGAATCGGATGCGACTGCCATCCGAGTACATGCCTAGCTTCACGAACGTCGCATCAACGAGCGTGTGCGCCGTTGCCAGAACGTCCGTTTCCGACCCGTCGTCTGTACCCCTGTCCTTCGCGATGGCATCGACGGTCGCGACAGCCTCATCCTTGTAGAAACCGATAATTGATCGGTTTGTGACGAGTGCGCTGGTCGCGCTCGTCACCGTGTTGGCTGCGTACACGTCGTAAGTCGCATCTGCCGCAGAATTGACGCTGATAATTCCAGCGACGAATCCATGATCTACCGCAGTGGTATGCTTGATGCGACACTCGAACGCCCACGGACGACCAGAACCGAGATCGAAGTTGAAGTCCGGTCCCACGATCAAATTCTCGTGGTCAGCCGGGGTCCATTCCAGGGTGGGGTGACCATCAACACGAGTAATGTCGAGGTCGCCAGTACCCGAATCGCTGAAACGAACGAGTGGGGAATTGACATCGACGCCATTTGCTACACCGGCAAGCGTTCCAACATCAGCGCAATTGCCGAGAGATGCCTCGCCGCCGATCCGCGCCAGAGCGTTCTTGAGCGGGAATTGGCCCCACACCTTTACGCTGGGAAGTTTTGCTGTGTCCTGGCCCTTGTAGGGCATGTTGGAAGTCATGTCTCAATCTTTCTTGTTGGCGTTGCCAGTCCGGTAGTGACCCCCCTGCCCCGCATGGCAACGATGGCAGGGCAGGGGGTGAACTCAATCGCAGCAGTCAGTCGACTACTTGCTCAGAACGAAGTTTCTCCGGCGGTCAACCGCGAAGAAGTTGTAGGTGCAGTCCGTGTACTGCGTGATGGTCCGGTGATGGAGCGGGTGAGGACTCACCTTGGTCTCCTTCATGTACTCACCGGACAGGAAGCAAGGTTTGAACACCGACCAGTTGATCCCGTAGATCGGGTTGGTCGTGTCCACCGTGCCACTGTTGTTGTCGAAGTACGGAACCCAGACAACCGGAGTGCGGCGGAAGACGGTCTGGCCATCTTTGCTCGCCACGTCATTCCCCAGATTGTCGTTCTGGCTCTCCAAAATTTCTTCCAGAGTCCCCAGCACCGTGTAATCGGTGTAGAACCCGTAGTTGGAATCCATGTTCGAGAACGGGCCGTCCACGGGAGGACGAAACTCCGTCTTTGTAGCCGCCTCCCTCCATTTGCGGATCAGATCGCCCTTCGAGATTTGGCTGTAATTTGCAGACCAATTCTTCCACCTGCTGTAGGTGGTCGAACTAATGCTGCCAACGTCGGAGAACCCGGAGGGGTGTCCGCCAGTGAAGCCAGTCGTGGCGTTGTAGACGATCCAGTAAGGAACGCCGTAGGGGGCCAGGCTGTCGGACGAACTTGAGGGCGCACCCCAGAAGTTCGATTCCATCAACTCTGCCAGATCCGTCATCGCATCGACGCGACTGCTCTGGAGAAGACTGACGAGCCGAGAGGGCGAACGGTTCATCGAGATGATCCGCTCTTCCAAGGCCCAGTGGGTCTCGGTGTGACGCCAGGGAATGTTCCCCGTGGTCTGCGTGTCGGCAGTCGTGGGGTTGTCGACCTCGTTCAACTTCACGTTGCGAGCAGCGTTGTTGCTCAGAACCCTGACGTTGAATTGGTGGCCGTAGCCACTGCCGAATTCGACCTTCTTCTTCTTGAGAACCATCGGCAGCGCGATGTGCTGCTGATTGTCAACAACGATGTCGGCCCACGTCGTCTTCTCAAGATGACGCAGGGTTGTCGTTACGAGATCGGTGTAATCGTCGCCTTGGTAAGGCATTGATCACTCCTTCCTTCTATATCAACCGAACTCATCGTGAGCATTTGTTCCATGCTCCCGATGCCATTCGGCTGCGGCACGAATAGCGGCATCCGTCCCCGAAACCGGGGATTCCTCCTGCTGCGTGGGCCGGGCCGAAGCCTGGCTGGCAACATCTCGGGTCTGTTCGGAAGCCTCTTTGAGTGCCCTGTCTTTGAAATTGTCAGCAAACAAAGCGTTCGCAGAGTGTTGCGCCAACTCCGGAATACTTGGAGCGGGCAAACCCTGCTGCATGTAACCGGCTCCCGTGCGAGCAAATTCATTCGCTACGGAAATACGGTTCCTGGCCTGATCCTCTGAAAGTGCATTCAGGGGACCACGACCGAAAAGATTCTCGTCCATCGTGTCCAGGGTCGTTTCCAGGGCACGGCCAATCGCCTCGGCCTGGAGGCGTTCGTTCTGTTGATGCATGGCAGAGAGCATCGCTTCCATCTGCATCATGCGGTAATTCATGTGGTTGTTCATCCCGACGATTCCCTCGTCGTAATCATCGGGATTCTGCAATTGGAAGTTTCCCGCAGGGGGAGCCGCCTGTGGCGGCGGCTGCCTGGCAGCATTGTGCTGCATCTTTGTCGCGGTGATCATCTGGTCGAAGTTCTCGGGAGTTCCGAATGATCGCACCTGTTCCGGCGACATCCCGAATTGCGATCCGATGACGTACTGGTCGTTTCGGAAATCGCTGTCCGGTTCCTTATCCGGTTCCGGATCAGGGTCCGGGGGAGATATGTCGACAACCGGTTCTTCCTCCAGGATCTCTTCCGGAGAAGATTCCTCGACGGTCTCCTCTTCAACCACCTGTTCTTCCACTTCAGCGACTTTTTGTTCTTCAGGCATTCCCGATTACCTCTTCCGTGGCTTTCTGGTTACTTTCTTCCCTGTCTTCTTGGCGTATCGCTTTGCAGCCGCCTTTCCCTTTTTCCCATACCCAAAATGCTTCTTTCCGACTCTTGGCATTATGAATAAGAATCCTTGTTATGAAGGCCAATCGTCTTCAAGTAAGACTTTTGTTGCCTGTGGCTGGTGAATTTTGGTCGACCTTGCTTATCGAAATCAATAGCAAATCCGTGTTTCCTTGCGTGTTCATTAGCCGCCTGTCGGTCTTTGGGGTGAACGGCAGCCGCCTCGGAAACAATTACCTGGCTGGTGGAATAGGGCTGCCTGATGTTACCGGCCCCTTTTGAACCCTTCAGGAATTCCTTTCTCGTGACTTCTTTCCCGTTGATCCTGTAAACGACCATCAAAAAAGTCCGGATATCATGTTTTGGAGACCAGACAACCCGTTGTTCATGAACAAATTGTCAAAAATGGACATTTATCACATGCCTCTAATTTAGAATTGTCTCGCGAGGTTGTTCAATTGAATAGGCTGTGTGGTTCCCATGGCCGGACCCAGGGGGAGATATCCGCCTCCACCCAACGGGTTCTGTTGCTGTGGAGCCGGTGCGGTCGGGTACGGAATCGTGCCGGGAACGGGGACCGGCTGCGTCTCTCCGACGGGAGGCCCCCCGAATGACGGCGTCCACCCACCCATCGGGGGAGTGTTGTACCCGGTGGACGGGAACAGGTAGCTCATGGCCCCGGACATCATTTGCGACATCGGATCGACCAGCACGTTCTGGAATGCATCCCCGTAGTAATCCAGCGCACTTTGCAGATTATGCTGCGCCCTCGACTCTTCCGCTCCGGTGATCGCCATTTCCGCAACGCCGGTCGGACTCGTCCCGGTTCCCCCGCCACCTCCCAGGAATGATGGCATTGCCCACTGTGCCTGTTGAAGCCCAAGTGCTGGGACACTCCCTCCAGGCAGAAGACTCGGGTAGTAGCCAGCCATGCCCGTCTGGGTCGGGATCTGCTGGCCGGGACCGGGAGGAATCCACGACGGCGTGTAGGCCGGATCTCCCTGTCCTGGGACCACTCCGGGGTACATCATCGGAAGATCTTGGAACAGGAATTGCTGCATCGGCCCGTAATTGAACGGATTCTGAGGCGTGGGCATGTTCCCGGCGTATGGACTCGGTTGCCCGCCTACAGGCTGGCCTTCCGGTCCCATCGTCTGCCCGATTCCAAGAGGTGGATTTGCCATGATTTCTAATCCCTTCTACCTTCCTCTATCATCCGCCAATGTCTATTTCCCGACGCCTCGGCGTTTCGTTCTGGTTGATGCCTTCAACTTTCTTTGATATTCCTCATATGCCCTCGATGCCTCGTCAGATCTCCGCTCGGCTTCCTTGACATATTCGTCCCATTCAGGGCGCGCCCCTTCGGGGGGATCCGTTTCCGGTGGTGGTGGTGGGGCCGGGGCGGCGGCGGGCGGCTGGGGCGGCGGGGGCTGTGGGTCGAAGACGGAAGGTTGCTGTGGTGCTGCTGGCTGTTGTGCTGGCTGTGGCACGAAGTCGGATGCCTGGACAGGTGGCATTGGTCCGGCTTCAGGTGACCAATAGCCAATTCCTCCTTGATCCAACGACCCAAACTCGTTCGTTAAGCCAGTGCCGGGTATGTTCGTCGGGACCGGCGGTGGCGGGGGCTGGGGTGGGATGTTTGTTGGGAACGGTGGCGGTGGCGGCTGGGGCGGGGGCGGTAGCTGGGGTTGAATGTTCGTCGGAAACGGGGGCGGGGGTGGCTGCGGAGGAATGTTCGTTGGGAAAGGCGGCGGCGGCGGAACGGGTGCGGCCGGTGGCGCAGCGGACGGGGGAATATTCGTCGGAAACGGTGGCGGCGGGGGCTGGGGTTGAATGTTCGTCGGGAATGGCGGGGGTGGAGGAGAAGGAGCGGGAGCGGACGGGGGAATGTTCGTTGGGAACGGTGGTGGCGGCGGCGGCTGGCTTGCCATCGGCGTGCCAGGAGTTCCCGCAGGTGGAGCCGAACCACCACCGAACAAGTTCCCCAGCCCTCCCAAAAGACCCTGTGCCGCCTGTGCCGCCTGTTGTGCCTGTTGTGCCGCCTGTTGTGCTAACTGTTGCTGAATCCACTGCTGCGCAGCATTTCCCATGGCTCCGGCCGAAGGGATGCCAAATGCACCTCCGATATTCCCGGCAGCATTGGCGATGTTGCCATACGTCTGGCCACTCATGGCAGTCGCCTGGTTCAGCAAGTCCTGCAACGAATTCTGCATCGACGATGTCACGTTGCCAGTGACGTAGTCCGTCACGGCTCCCGGTGTCGCACCGAAGGCGGGAGTTCCGCCAATGCTCTGGTCGGGAGTCAGGCCGGGCATGTTGAACCGGTACGCGCCGTAGACATCCCGAGGGGACGGCATGTTCATGTACTGGTCGAAAGCCTGTTGAACACCCCCCATCGCACCGGCCACACCGGCAGGACTCCCGGTTTGCGGAACGCCCCATGGTCCTCCGGGTCCATATGTCGGAGGGACGTACCCACCAACCGGCTGTCCAGGAAACCCGGAGGGGGTGGGGATCGTCGGCGGGGCCATCGGCTGGACCGGCTGGAGCCAGTCGACCACTCCCTGCTGATACTGATCGAGTGCCTGCTGGTAGGGCCGGTTTGCGAAGGATCCGGCCATTCCGACGTTGGGAACTTGCGGAAATTGAGGAGGGGCCATTTACGCTCCTTGCATCTGAGGTTCAGATCCAGACATCATCTGCTGGATCATCTGCTGTTCGTCACGACCGGGAGTCGCCGGTCCCGCCCGGTTGATTCTTTCGTTCTGCCGCATCGTCACCGGACTCTGCCTCGGGTCTTCCGGAGGGGGAGCCTGTTCGGCGGCGGTCACGACAATGTCGTTGAGTTCAGGAAGATTGCTGTACTTGGCGTAGATACTCAGCAACGCTTCCATGTCGATCCCCATCCCCTGCTTCTCCATCAACGGGAGAGCGGGGAGGATCACGCCCTGGACGATCTGGTTGATACTCTGCAAACGCTGGTTCGGAGAGAGGTACTGCATCGAGTACGGCTCGATCTCCAACTCGTGTTGATAGAAGGAGTGGCTCTGACGCTCGGCGGGAGTCAACTGGCTCTGGACCGTCGGCACGTCTGGAAAATCCAACTCCAGATCGTAGGTCTTCATCGGATCCGACCAGAGCCAGTAGCCGTAATCCCTGATAATGTCGCGAGTGAAACGCATCACCTGGTCCTGCATACCGGCGATGCGCTGGTTGGCACTCGCTGTAATCATGCGGTCCTGGCCGACCGTCTCGCTGCTCGCTCCCAGCCCGCCAAGACTCTCAAGGTTTCCCGCCAACCACGAGAACAACTGTTTGCTCTGCAACATGAAGGCGAAGTTCCGCTGGTCGATGCCCCCGAATTGCTTTTCGACAACCGAGTCGGGGTTGTCCACCGCGACCACTTCACCATCGGATGTCTTGCGGATCCGCTCGGCATCCCCCGTGTCCATGCCACGGGTCAGCCCGATCACCTTGGACCTCTGTGCCTGTCTCTCCAATTTCCGGTACAGGCCGTTGACGATGTTGTGCAGTCCGGTCCAGAGCATCGCCGGGGCCAGGGGCATCGAGTTGCCGGGAACCTCGGAGAACCACAGCATGTGAAACGGGCCGAGTCGCCTGTCCGGGCCGTCCCACTCCACCACCCGCAGTGGCAACTCGCCCTCGTTGGGTCCAAGGGTGACCAGCAACTTCTCCCTCGGCAGCCAGATCTCCCACAACTCGACCTTCTCCTCGTACTCCGTGTCGAACCCGCCGAACCCGCTGGCAAGGGTGCTGATTCTTTCGTCACCGCTCTCGTTGTAGTTCAACTCCCTGGCTGGCTGGAGATTGTTGCGGACATTCCTGTCGAAACCGGGAAAGGCCCTGGCGTCCTCAAGGTTCATCCGGTAGCGGTGTCCGCAGTAGCCGATCTCGTCCTGGCCCCGCGCGGTCATGTCATGCACCCAGTCATCAATCAGGATGTCGGTGCAGTAGGGGCGGGTCATCGAGAAGTCGTATCCGCTTTTCTCGATGACTCCCTTGTCCTCGATTCCCACCTTGCAGATGCCCATCGAGAACAGTCCGCTCTTGACGCAACGCTGCAAGACCCGGTGGACGTTGTAGTCCTTCAACGAGTCGTTCATCACCTGCTCGAACTCGATGCCGTAGGGCTTGATCTGCTCGTTGCGAGTCAGCACCAGCACCTGCGGCGGGCGGGCGACAAGTTGTCTCTCGTAGATGTTCGCAGCCAATTCCATGAGATTGACATGGACGGGCTTCGATGTGCCGTCGTCGGAGTAATACGATCCGACGTACTGCTCGATAGCCTGGCGGTGGCGAACCCGGAACGATTCCAACTTCTTGCGGGAAGCATGCATTGCCTCCCGAAGACGGGACACGTCCGTGTGTTTTTTTGGATTCAGTGCCACTCGTCGGAAACCTCAAGTTCCCGTTGATTCCGACGCCACGCAAGGGACATTACCGGAATTACGATTTCCGGTTCCTTCGTCTCTTCCCTGCGTTCGCGAAGTACCTTCGCACAGAGTGCATCTGCAATGACACGGTCCCCGTGCCCAGTGCCCCTGTTGGTCGGATCAAGTGATCTCGCTGAACCCCCGTGTTCAATTTTTCCACTCGCAAGATAAACGTATTCCCCGGCCTCTTCAAGAGCCTTTCTGCTGGGATTGATGAAACCCCTGCTGAATAACGCTTCCCGATATGTTGCCAACAGATCCTTTTTCCCATCACTCGTGGAATACCAGCCCGGCCTGTCGGTCACCTTTTTCGATATTCGCTGATCATGTGTCTGGTAATAGATATTTCCGTAATACAATTCCTCGACGATTGTCTTTCCGAAAGTCCTGCCAGGACCAGTCGCCTCCCAGATCAGAAAAGCCCCGCGACCACCCGGACCCTTGAACATCCTGCAAAGAGCCACGGCGATCTCGGCCAGTCGCACCGTACTCGTTTCATTGTCTGCCCACTCGGCCACCTTCTCACCGCTGAGACGGTCACCCACAGTCAGCACCGAATCACTGGCCCTGGTTCCCTGGGAGATGTCACAACCGATGACGTAATCCCTGTCGGCACGGGGAAGATCCTCCTCGTCAAGACTGCACCAGATCTTCAGGAATCCCTCGCCGTCATCCTCGAACCGTCCCTCATTTCCCGGCTCGATATGCAGTGTCCCCTGGTAAAGCGGGGGACAGCAGTACTCCTTCATCAGTGACCGAAGAGTGTCGGGATCGAAATACGGGTAATCACTTCCCTGGTAATCGATATCCAACTGCGTGGCGATCTCCACGGCGTGTGCCCGGCGGACGCATTCCCGGTCGTACCACGGGGATCTCTGTTTCCCGTCCTCGTCCTCGTACAGTCCGTAGGACTTCTCGGGATGCTCTGACCAGTGGAAACGCAACCGGGGAGTTCCCGCCTGTCTCTGGGCATGGAACGCATTGGCCGTACCGGAGGGAGTGCTGTTGAAGATCCGGGTATTGGTGTTGTCCGCAGTCGCGCTGAGAACATCCCAGCCACCCTGCTCGAAGGCGGCGAACTCGTCGACCAGCATCGCCGTCCGTCTGCCACCACGACCGATGTTGTCGGTGGTACTCTCCCCCTCCATCTTCGAGCCGTTCTCAAGGTTGATCAATTTCAACTTGTTTCTTCTGAAATTGGGCCGCATCCATTCCGGCAATCCCTTGAGGATGAAATCGACGTGGGAGAACAGGGAGTCCCCGGAGCCATCCACGAGGGATTCCTTGCGGGAAACCATCAGGTAGCTTTCCATGGGCCGGAACAGCCAACGCCATGTGAACAGCGTCAGGCAGATCCAACTCGCTCCCATATCCCGGCTCTTCTCGATCAGGACATCGGTCTGTCCGACGGACTCATCGAGGGCCAGGAAAGCCTCGTCCTGGTATTCCCAGGTGATGAACGGCAACTTGGGCGTCATCCCCGAAGAGATCTTCCGGGGGTCATACGTCCAACCGAAGACATTCACCCAGTAGAGAATGTCCCTGCTGCAAGCGATCCACAATTCCCGTTGCAGATTCCTGTCAGAACCCGCTCTCTTCAGCACCTCCTGCCGGTACTGCAAGTTCTCCTGCAACCCCTTGGGAACCTTGCTGTACAACGGCAGACTGGATGGATTCGAGCATTTCCGCGATTTCAGAAGTGGCGCGACGGGCATCCTCTCGGAATCCTTCCATCACCAAGTCCCTGTCCTCGGCCTTGGATGCCATCTCCAACCACCGGGAATAGAAAGTCCTTGGATCGCTCCTGGCAAACTCCAACAGTCCCCATGCTCCAGAACTCGGTGCATCTTCCGGATTTACGTCATCGACCGCAACACTTTCGTAGACCCACTGGAACTCGGCACGGAGACTGGCCGACTTTCCCTGGAATTGGTCCTTGCTGACCCTGGGCTTTTCCTTCTTCTTCGGGAGATCAGATTTCACCTTCTTGGAAGGATTGGTGCTGGCCGTCCCCCCGTAGCCGAGTTCGTTGGCGGCGGCGGTCCAGGCATCCTTGGAGGAAAGACCGGCCTCCTCGTAGGCCACCCTCGACGCCTTGAATTCCTTCATCATCCCCTCGGACTTCAGATGCTCCCAGAACTCATCCTTGGTCATCATCTTTGTCTCTCCCGTTCCATGCACCGACGGCGCGTGTTTCGTCAGTGTACCACCTGGTGTGACACCTGGTGCGCCTGTCGAGACAGGCCAACCGATGATGCACCACCGTCTTCCCCGAATCATCCTCGGACGTGGACCTCTTCCACTCCGGCTGCTCCCCGCAGAACGGGCATGGCAGCAATTCCCACTCACTCGTCATCACTTCCCCTCCGCTCTCTCAAGGAACGCTTCTTTGACTCCGTCAGAAATCGACATCTGGACGAATTCTCCGAAGCCAACTTGATTGAGAAATGCGTCCCTGCACCCCGTCTCAATTGCCTTGGCCAATAGGTCTCTGAATTCAGGGTCTTCCTGAAGTGCCTTAGACACGCCACCCTGAATGGCCTCAAAGATATTCCTACCTAAAGCGTCACCAAAGTCTGTCATCACTTCCCCTCCTCCAATTCGTCACAGGTAAGTTCCCAAGCATCTATCGCCATCTGTGTCGTATCCCCCAGGGCCGTGATCAGGCAGTGAGGACAAGTCACAGCACCCATATGCACGTCATGCTTCGGGTCGTGAACCCTCTCCATGATCTGTGGGGGTTTTCCACATTCCGGGCACGGTCTCGGTTTCATCAGTCCCTGTGCCTCCGCAACCCATCCAGTGCAGCCCTGAGACTCTTCTCAGAAGACTCCAGTCGGTCACGCAGGCTCTCGACCTCATGTATCAGCCACAGCACGTCATTGGGCATGATCTCGTGGCGACGT